TAGCTACAGACGTAGTTAAGGTCTGCCAAAAATCAGGCACAGACAAGTATATTGTACTTGTAACTGCAGTAGGTGCCAGCAGTTTTGAAATAACTTATTCTACAACGGGCGGCACTACAACAGAGCAGCCCGTTTTTAACTTCTCCGTCATCAAAGCCGTCACCGCTTAAAGCTCATGGCCACCTACACCATCGAAATCGCTGACGATCTCAACGCTGGGATCATCGCCATCGGCTACGCCGAGAGCACAGTCGAAGCGCCCGTCACGCCTCAGGACGTGGTGCAGCGGTACGCGACTGCCGCCGCAGTCAAGGCGTGCCAGGACATGCACGTCGGCCCGTACTACGTCGGCCCGATTCCGCCCCAGTTCAACGCTGATGGCACGCCCTACACCCCGCCCGCTCCGCCCACCGAGCCTGACCCCGCGTAACCCATGTCGCTTAGCTTGCGCTACGGATTCGATGGGATGACCGATCCCGACGCTGCGGCCTACGTCGCTGCCGTCGAAGCCGCTGACGGTCAACTCCTTGAATACGCCACCGGCCGGGCCATCAACGACTTCGTCGTCGGTTGCAAGAACGACCGCATCTGGACTGCAATCAAAGCGTCGTGCATCCTCGCTGGTGCGAGGACGTTGGCAGGAGCGCTGGTGCCATTAGTAGGAACGGCGCCGACAAACGTTAATTTTACCAGCGGAGACTACAACCGGAAAACGGGACTGGTAGGGGATAGTAGCACAAAGTATTTGCACAGCAACCGTTTTGGTAATTCAGATCCTCAAAACTCGCAACATATGTCTGTGTATGTATCAACTCGACCAACAGGATCCAATCAAAAAGCATACATCGGAGATGCAAGCGCAGTCGGAGCAACTTATGTGTTTTACAACGTATCAACTTCCACTTTATATACATCTTCCCGTACTGCAAATCAAGAACAAAATATAAGTGCATCCACTCACACTGGGCTAGTTGGAATTAGCCGCTCTGGATCTGCTAATTACAACAGGAGATTATCAGGCAGTACCACCACCCTGACTATAACTAGCGCAGCAGGGGGAAATAATCCTATTTACGTTTTTGCATTCGGCCCTTCTTTTTTCAACGGCAACGGTCGCCTCTCCTTCTACTCCATCGGCGAAAGCCTAGACCTCGCCCTCCTCGACACTCGCGTTACTGCGCTTATGTCCGCCCTCGCCGCCGCAATCCCATGAGCCCCCTCCGCGCCCCAGGTAAGTTGGTGTTTGCCAAGAGCTACACCCGCTGGACCGTAAGCCCGCGCTACGTTGGCGCCGCAGTTTCAGATGCCGACGCTCAAACCTACCTCCGCGCTGTCGAAGCGGCCGACGGCCAGGCCCTGGAGCTAGGCGTACAGCAAGCCGTGAACCAGTTCGTGCTTGGCTGCAAAGCCGACGGCACCTGGACCGCGATCAAGGCAAGCTGTATCTTGGCGGGAGCGCGAACACTGGCTGGGGCACTGGTGCCACTGGTTGGAACGGCGCCGACGAATAATAACTTTGTGAGTGGGGACTATAACCGGAAGACGGGGTTAGTGGGGGATGGGACTACAAAGTATTTGAATAGTAATGCAACTACGGGAGCCGGTTATTGGTCGCAAAATGCAAATCATGTAGCTGTTTTTGTCAGTTCTGCGGCAACAACTACAACTGGACTATACGCAGGATCTTCTTCGTATGTTGATTTAGGAAAAAATGGCACATCCATGCAGTTTACTAACTACACCGTTACATCTGATGCAAGTACGAATCAGGGGTCAGCCACTGGGTTCGTAGGAATGTCTAGAAGTAGCAGCAGCACCTTTTCAGGTCGTGTTGCTTCCATTACTGCAACATTTACAAGAACAAGCGCAAGCAATACGCAGCAGGCAATGTTTTTGTTTGGCCGTAACTTTACACCGCAGTATTTAGCCAACGCCCGCCTTTCCTTCTACTCCATCGGCGAAAACCTAGACCTCGCCCTTCTTGACACTCGCGTCACTGCGCTTATGTCAGCACTCACTGCTGCCATCCCCTAAGCCCCACGCGGCCCAGCGGCTTCCTCTCGACATTCCGCCTACACCGCCTAGGCTCCACTTATGCTCGAAGCCCTCGCTGCCGCTGGTATGGGCGCCGTCTTGAGCTTCGGCTCGATGTCGGTCCTCGGCTTCTCGCGCCGTACCAACGAGGGCCGCGATGCCGTCATCCGCCTCACCGTCGCCGTCGAAGCAATAAGCCAGAGGTTGGATGTTTTGCACGTTGATTTGAAAGCTGATCGTATTGAAACATTTAAGCGCTTGAATTATATGGAACAACGGATCACCCGCCTAGAGGCGTTCCACGCTAAAGACACACCACCCGTTCCATCGCCACTTACCTGCAACCAATGAAAAAGTTCAGCGGCCTCTTCTCGATGGCCTTCCTCAGCTTCATGGCTGGCGTCATCTACATCGCTGACTGCCGTCGTGCGGGTGGTCCGATCGACCAGTGCTGGCTAACTGGGCTGCCTATCGCCGGACTCGGAGGCACCGCCGCCGGAGGCTTCGCATCCGGTTACGCCACCTACAACCCGACACTTCGCGCTCCCTCAACCTCGCGCACTCGCCGCGCCCCTGAGGACAGCCCCCAGTGATCGCTCACTTCCTGCGCTGGTGCGCCCAACAACTCGCCGCCGCGCTATTCCGCGCTGCCCTTGACCCCGTACTCAAGCAGCAGCTCCCCACCATTTTCCAGCGCCTGGACCGTCGCCTTCCGCTACTCCTCCCCGCTGGTCCGTCCGCCGTCCGCGACCTAATCGCTACGACCATCGCTGACACCACCGGTGTGACCAGCCCCGCTGTTATCGGCGAAATGCTCAGCCAAGTGGAGCGCCTTTACAGCCCAATCCAAGCCGCCGAGCACGCACCACTGCTCCGCGACATCTTCTCCGCAATCGAAGAGCGCACCTAAGCTGCGCCACTTAGCCGCGTAGCTGCTTGGCCGCTTAGCCGCTTGATTGCTTGATCACCTGCCTACTTGCACACTCGCTAAAACACTGTGGCTAACACTGCGCCCATCAAACCAAGCGACCTCTTCAAGTACTGGCGGGCGCTTCCGCACCAGGCAGCCGCTATCTCCGAGCTGGAGACGCTGCTGCTGGACCGCTGCCCCGATCTATTCACCCGCGATCAAAGCTGGTTCAAAACCTGGAGCCAGAGCGGTAAGCAGGAAGACCTCTCCCCCGCACTCGACCTAATCAAGGAGTTCGAGGGCTGTCAACTCACCGCCTACCCCGACCCTCTAACCGGTGGAGCGCCCTGGACGATCGGCTACGGCACAACCCAATACCCAGACGGCAGGCGCGTCCAAGACGGCGACAAAATCACCGCCGCAGAAGCCGACATCTTCCTCCGCAATGAAGTTGACCACATAAGCCGGACGCTAAACGGCACCGTGCCCTACTGGGCCGAAATGAACACCAACCAACGCTGCAGCCTAATCTCCTTTGCCTACAACTTAGGCAGCAGATTTTACGGCAACAACGACTTCAAAACCATCAGCCTCCGCCTAAGCAACAAGGACTGGAACGCCGTACCAGATGCCTTGCTGCTCTACCGCAACCCTGGAACGAACGTCGAAGCTGGCCTCCTCCGCCGTCGCAAAGCCGAAGCCGCCCTCTGGGCTAAGCCCGCGCCAGCCACGCAGCGCCTGGACTTACAGCAGCAAAGCTTACCTGTACCGTACTACTCACAACGAGACAGCGCAGTCTTAGGGCAAGCTCCGCGCTCCTGCTTCTCGTCGAGCTGCGCCATGTTGCTCGCCTACATGCGCCCTGGAGCGCTCCCCAATACGCCAAACGCTGACGACGTCTACCTACAGCGTGTCCTCCAATTCGGCGACACCACCGACGCCGCCGCTCAAATCAAAGCTCTCGCCTCCTTCGGCCTCAAAGCTGAGTTCCGCCAGAACTGCGGGTGGTCCGACCTCGAATCCCAACTCGCCAAGAACATCCCAATCCCCTGCGGCTTCCTTCACAAAGGCCCAAGCAGCAACCCCTCCGGCGGCGGCCACTGGCTAATTGTGATTGGCATGAACAAAAATGGCGACGTCATCGTCAACGATCCATGGGGCGAGATGGACGTTCCAGGCGGTACCTACCTCAACGCCAATGGCGCCAAGCGCACCTACAGCCGCCAAAACTGGGGCCCCCGCTGGCTCGTCGGCGGCTCCCCCACCTCCGGCTGGTCCGTAATCGCTAAACCGTAGCGCTACATTGCCGCATCAAAAACACGTAGTACAATGGCTTAGCCGCTAAGACCTAGTGGAACCCAGCAGTTGGCTATTAGTTGAGTTCTCCATGGAGGAGAAGCTCCGCATGGAATGCTGGGCCCGCGCCATCCAATCAAACAAGGATAAGCAGGAGATCGCTGACTTATGCGCCTCCTTAGTCAAGCAACTCGCCTATAAGGACAAGCTGCTGAAGCAAGCGGTAAACCACATAGCTAAGTTGGAGTTCGATGAAATCCTAGGCTAAGTACAGCTTAAAAGCATCCGTATGCGTCGTTTAGCACCTCAATTCTGTGCATCTCCAGCCTCAACTTATTCTTAGCCTGCTCGGCTCGCTGCCTTATCCAGTCCCGGCATTGGCCGCTGGCACGTCCCAGCGCTGCGTAGGTCTGTGGCTCCTTCCCATCTAAGCCAAAGTGCCGAGTAAGTAGGACTCGACTGTCCTCATCCAGACGGTCCAGCGCAATCAACAACTTCTCCGTCCGCTCAATCAGCTCAATCTCTGAGTGATCATCGCCTGCGCGACTTTCATCCGGTAGCAGATCCATAATCGCAGACCCATTCTCCTTAGCTAGCGCATCCAGGCTGCCGTGGTTCGTGTTGCGCTCGAACAGCAGCAACATCTCATCGACTGGTACGTCCGCAAGCTCCGAAAGCTCCGCCGCCGTAGGCTTCCGCGAGTGCTGCTGTATAAATTCCCGCTGCGTCTTGATCAGCTTGTAAATCTTGGCAAGTGCGTGCTGTGGTACGCGAATAAGTCGCTCTTTATTGTCAATGGCTCGTGTAATCGCCTGCCTAATCCACCAGTAAGAGTAAGTGGAAAACTTGTAGCCCTTGCTGCCATCAAACATCTCAGCAGCTCTGTGTAAACCTATACTCCCCTCCTGCACCAAGTCCATAATGTCAAGGCTACCCGATCTAAGCCGCATTGAATACTTCTTAGCCACATAAATCACAAGACGCAAGTTAGAGGAAATTAACCTATCTCTAGCCCTCATGCCTATCTTAATTGCCCGTTCCTCCTCTTTTGTGCGATTTCCATTTGCATCCCGCAGCTCCACGTACCTCTGAACCTGCCTAGACAGTTCGATTTCCTGCTTAGGAGTAAGCAGTGGGTACGTCCCAATCGCATTCATGTAGTCCCTGAAAGAATCCGTGTCCATTGATAAGTGGAAAGTGATGGTTAATGGCAGTTGGGTGGTTGCGCGGAAGCACCCAGCAAGATTACCGCAACACTAAGCAGCATAGGGCTTAGTTAAGGATTTTGTCGATAAGGGTGTGCAGTTCGTCTATTGTGCCGCTGTTGCTCAAAGTCTGATCGAAGACCCACCCATCAAGGCTCCCCTCGCTGGCGTGCGCTGGTCCGACCGACGCTCCAGGCCTACGCACGGACCACAGTTGGCCCTGGTCCGTCCCACGCGCACCTCGAACCAGCTCCGCCTCATTCGGAAAGCGAACATCATCCACAACCACATAAGCGTATTTGCGGCTACGACGTTTCCAACACTCAGTCCACAGGTGGGGGTGAACACACTGCCTTCCCCATTCCGTTCCAAGCGTCTGCAACAAATGCCGTACCGTCACCCCCAAATACGGCAACCGATGCTGCTTCTCCTCATACACATAATGCCTAGCCTCCCTTTCGCTATACCCATAGGCGGTAAGCATGGGAATAAGCATTTCCTTAAGCGTGGAAGCAAAAGGCACAACTGTGTACCCATAAGTCTCGCTAAGGTATTTAGCGACAACGGACTTACCAGATTGCGGCGCAGAACTGTAAAGTCCAATAAGTTGTGGTTTCATTGGTTGGGAAGTGGTGTGTACTTAAGTGCTTGAGAAGAGATGAAGCCAGCGCGGTGTATCTGCGCAACGTCGCGCTCGAACCGTTGCCACAGACCTGTGTAGGTGCCGCGCAGTCCGTTCTCCGCTAAGTCGCGCTCATACAGTCGGTACAAGTAGTCCAAAAACTCAGACTTACCGTTCTCGATTTGCCATGTCGGCAGCTCGCTGCAAAGCGACTCGGCGGTCTGGGACTGGTTCGCCCCAATGAACTGATCTTCCATCGAAATACCAGGGCTGAAAAAACGTGTGTAAGCCATAAACGACAGGATTTACCCCCGTCGCACCAGCGCAAACATTAGGCAAATACATACCTAACGTTCCGCATCCGGCGCTTCATACAACCTATCTAACATCCTAGGGATGTTCTCGATGTCTTCGTAATCTTCAACATCTTCGTAAGCTGGGTCATCAAAATCAATCGAGTCGCTGAGTGAGATTTGAACAGGGTCTGAAACATCTTTAATTGCATAGATTGCTGTAGATCCATACTCCTTGACGAAGATAAAACCAATACGCGGAGACTTAGCAAGTGTTCGCAACGCCCACTGCTCAATGGCAGCTAAGAAGGTGCAACTCATAATGTGTACCTCGGTGATTTCAGCTTACGCACTGCAGATGCCTGCCAGACCAGGCTCTCTGCTTAGCGGCGTCCCTGATCTCCTTCCAGACCACCGGACCAAGCTCCTCAAGCAACAGCTCCTCCAGATACTTATGATAAGCAAGATACACATTGCTATCCACTACCACAGCATCAAGCAACTGCTTAGTCTGCACAAGAAACGCTAGACACACGCGATGCTTCTTCTTAATCCTGTGAATCCAGTCAGCATCGACTGGAGCGCCCTCAGCAGCGGCGTTCTTCTCCGCGTTGAACAGGCTGTCCTTTATCGACTCATCAGCAATAAACAATTCGGCGTAAAGGGCTCTAAGCTCTGTGATCGAAAGGGCTTCAAAAGAGCTAAACGTAATGCACTTGTCCAGTGCCTTACTAGAAAACGTAAGCGCAGAGTTCATAAGATGAAGTGAAGGGTGAAAGGCCCTGGAGCGTACCAGGGCCGTAAGCGGGCCAAGCAGCCAAGCAACCACGCTACTTAACAGTGCGCGAACTTACGCCACAGCCTTAGCGCGGGCTTTGCGCTTTTCACGGCGCTCGGCGTTGGCGGCGATCTCCTCGGGCGTCCGCCGAGTCAGGCAGAGCACGAACGCGCCAGGGCGCGTGATGTCCCGGCGCACCGCGTATCGCACCGTGGTGCTGGTACGGGAGAGCCCGCCCACCACCTGAGTCACCGTATTCGGCTTGAAACCCTCGGGCGCAGTCTTCTCATCGAAGTACGGGATGAAAATACAATCCCCGATCTCCATAGCCAGAACAGCATCCCTAAGCGGATCGGTCTTACAACGGCGACCAGTGCGCTGAGCAACGTCCTCAGGCGTAGCAGCTTGAAATGAAGCCATAAGTTGGAATGGTGGAAACCAACACTAAGTCTACAGCATGGCAGCTATGATGTCCACACATCCGCCGCCCTCATGGAAACACAGAACACCGACTACCCAAACCAAGAAATCATAAAGTTTATGAGTGAGGGTGGCATGAGTGCTCGCGCCATCGCTAAGGTGCTACGAATTCCCTACAGCCGGGTGCTCAGGCTGTTGCGCACACCAAGCAGCTCAGCTCCCCAGTAATGCGGAGCCATCGGCCCAAGCATCAACTGCCCATAGGCGTCGAGCTTGGACATGGCCTGGACCGTAAGCACGACATTGCAATGACTGAAATAAAACGTGTAAGTTTTCATAGGTTTAGATGACAGTTCTTGTTTGAAAATTAGGGTCGCTTTCATCAAGGTGGCACTCGGGGCCGAAACCGCCAGCGATGTCCACGGGGGCCGCGCCAGCGGCGCTGGTACGTTCCTCCTCCCGCTTAGCGTCCGTAGCCTCAAGCTCATTCAACCAAGCGCGAATCTCGTCCCCAGTGGGCGTCTTAGCGGGCCAGCCGAGCCAGCGCAGCAATTCCTTAGTGCTATCGAACCCCCGGCTTACATCTGGCCGCCAAGCGCAATAGTGGCGCCCGTTCCAGTCCCGGTAGGTGCTGATCCAGACGCTAGGGCGCGAGAAGGTGGTGGGTTTCATTGGCTGCCCTCCATCTCGTCGGCGATGGCGAGGAATTTTTGTCGAATACCATCTTTAACAGTTTCAGTCCATGCTTCTTCATAAGTACGACCACCTTGCACAATCATGGGTGGAATTGGCACCACCTGATCCGCAGCGGCGCGGAGGGCGGCGGCGGCAATCTCGTCAGCCGGTGCAGGGCAGATTTCGCGCACGGCATCCAACACCGCCAGCGCCGCAGGGCTCAGCTCAGCCACGCTCCACCTCCTCCCGCAGCCAGCGGGCGGCTTCCCAGGCTGCAACCGGATCCGCGTGGTGTCGTTCTTCTATCCAGGCAGATACAACCAGGATCGCGGCGCGGGCTGTAGGCGTGGCGTCGTCGCCTGCTTTGGCTTCGCTGGCGAACGCCGCAACCCGCCATGCAACCTCACTCACCAGCCCACCGGCCGGGGCGGGGGAGTTGTCAAGTGAATTTTGACGACTGGCGGCAGCCTCCTCCAGCTTCACGATCCGAGTCCAGTTACTTTCGTGCTGGGTCTTCAGACGATCCAACTTCTCGTAAATGTCCAGGATGGCTGCCTTCTCCGTCTCGCGCTGGGCTTCCAGGGCGGCGATGCGCCCGGAGTGATCCGCGCACAGAGAGATGTAATCGGTGGTCATGGTGTGTTGCTGTTCAGTCATTTACTTACTCCGTGGATAAGTTGGCGCTCCCGTGGAGCGAGTGTGTGCTCGCTGTAAGTCACAGCAATAGCAACAGCAATAGACAGCCCAGTGAGCAGAACAACTAATGCACTAGATGTCGCCCTAAGTAGGCGGTAGGGCACAGTCGCGGTTAGTTTCTTGCGTCTGTGTGCCGCCAGATCCGCTACCGGCGATGCCAAGTTGCTTACAGGAAACAACTCGGGACCGTGGAAACTGCCGATGGAACGATTCCGCTGCTCGATCGACAGACCAACCCGCCGGGGTGACCCATTCGGTGCTGGTTTCTGCGTCAAACGCGATGGTGGAAGATTCAGTGACATAGGTGATTTGGAAGACAGGCATAAGTTTTGCACCTAAGTGGGCTCAGGTGTCATCGATGGCACGTAAGAGGAAAGATCCTCTCCACAACTCGCCGCGCCAGCGAGCGCAATCCGCATAGAGATCGACTGAAGCCTCCTTGAATAATTCGCAACAATACGTGGGTGAAGATTGCGCTTCTCCTCATTAGCATTGTCCTCAATAGCGGCTGCAACAATCTGTGCAGCCTCAAGCAGCGCCTCCAGTTGCGAAACAACTGGCCACTGCTTGACCGAGCACTTGTACCCATCCCATTCATCGGGATAGTCAGCCCACACGGTCTCGTAACCAAACTGCGAACTCTTCAGCGCCGCGTCAACACGAAGCGTGTGAAGGTTGCCCGGCTCAGCCATAAGTGGCGCATTCTCCGTAGTCACGGCAGACAGTCCCGGATGAACTTCGCCTGCTCTCTAGCTCGCCACGCGCCCTCAGTCCAGAGCACGTCAGCAATCGAGCAGTAAGCCAGCTCAATAAGCCGTAGGTCATTCGTCTGACGACCCACGTACTTCCTGACCAGCAGATCAAGCAGATACTCCCGCTTGACATCAAGGTGATTCATAAGTTCAGAGCTAAGGGGCAGCGCTGGAACGCTCCAGCCCACACAATGTACTACGCCGCATCCGCTTTGGCAACCCCCAGACCTGGACGCTACGCGGACTTGTGCTTCCGGCCTTCCGTCTGTCTCCTGATCGCCTCCGCTCGCAACGCATCATCCTGCGCCACCGCCGCCGCATACCCTGCCTTGCTCACCGTGCGCTGGAGCGTCTCGTACACCATGTCACGCACCAGCGCCGTAACCCGCACCCCGCGCTCCTCCGCTAACTGATCCAGCAGCTCCGACCTATGCGGATGCAGCAGTAACTGCAGATACCGCTTCTGCCCGTGGAACGCTTTCTTCATTGATTCAACCAATCGCACAGACTGTACTACCACCTTACAGGCGAGTCAACATACCGCCGCCAGCTACTACTAGCAGCCCGCCGAGATGCCGCCCGTTGCTTACTGCAGCCCTTCCGCACCTCCCTGGCAAACTCCAGAAACTCCGCAGCCCGCTGCAGATCCGCCGTGGTGGCCTTAGCCATCTCATCCCGCAACCACGCAACCATAATCTCGCGCCCAGTCCGCACATAAGTTTCGTCGCTGACGCCACCCTAAGCACACGCACCAGCGCACTGGAAGCGCTGGCACGCCCCACACCTACTTCGCGTCCTGCCAGGTCTTACCCCACGCCGCCTCAGCTAACGCAGGAATCTCACCCAACCACTTCGACTCGGCCTCCTCCATAAGTTGGCTAAGCAGCGACGCCCAGTGCTGCTCTAAGCCTTCGCGTACAAGCAACAACACCTCGTCATGCACAACCGCAGACAGTTTTACCTTATCTTCTCCCGCCTCCCTTAGGTGTGGCCACAGCTTCCGCAGCGCCAGCTTCATAATCGCCGCACCACTCCCCTGGACCGGAGTATTACACCTCGTAGTCACCCTATTCATATCGCCAATAAGATACCGCCGCATGTTGCTTACAGGTATGCGTATTTGCGGCAAACTACCCCTACTAGGTTTATCTGCTTCCGCAGCACTCTTCCGCTGCCATAAGCTGATTCCACGGTAAGTGCTGTGGAACGTGTTCCTAATTTCCTCCGCCTCCTCGATGGTCATTGTGATGCCCATAGAACCCGCGTATTCCCTAAGCCCCTTGGCACCACTCGCAAATAGGAGTCCAAAATTAGCGCTCTTAGCTACTTGGCGGCGTAGCTTTTGCTCCGCTGGATCGTTAGTAGGGGTTGTATAAATTGCATCCGCTGTAAGCGTATGTAGGTCTATATTATCCTGGAACGCTTTCGTCATCACCTCGTCCCCACTTATCGCTCCAGCCAGCCGCAACTCCATCTGCCCATAATCCGCGCAAACAAACAACCACCCCTCAGGCGCCTCCGCCGCTCCCCTAAACCCCTTATCCCTAGGAATCTGCTGGTTATTAGGCTCTCGACACGACATCCTTCCTGTATCCGCCCCTAATTGCAAGTAACTAGCGCGGATGAAGCTATCGGGATCTTGGTGGTCAAGCATTGCTGCAACCATCTGTCTGCGTTTCTCCGCTCGCTTCCACTCCAGGTAAGTCTGCACAACGGCGTGGTCCGCTGCATAAGCCCGAAGCGCCTTCCTCGACGCACTCGGCTTGTTATTCGCGTCCACTGGTACGGCTCCCAACACTACCGCCAACTTCTCCACCAACTGCTTCGGCGAATTGATATTGAACCCCGCGTACTGCTTGGTGCCTAAGCGGATGCTGCCGCTCTCCTTAACGCGCAAGTTGAACGTTCCATCGGGATCTCGCGGCAGTTTGTGCTCGTGCGGCAGCGCCGCATCTAAGCGAATAAGAAACTTGTCTCCTAAGTCTGTGATCTGAGTTTCAAGTTCAAGTTTCAGTGCTTCGAGTTTTGCCTTGCTAAATGGGATACCGGTGCGTTGCATCTGTGCAATCGCCGGAATAGCTAGGCATTCGAGGCTCCATGCGGGCTTAAGCACAGCCTCATGCAACAACTCATCAACTTTGCGTACAAGCTTCACAAGATACCTCACATCATCAGCCGCATAAGCTAGTTGCGCGTCACTTAGCTGCTCAGCTGACCAATCAGATGCTTGCTGCTCCTTGCTTAGTTCTACGTCCAAGTAGCGCTCGCAAGCGGCCTTAAAACTGTTGCGCACATTGGGCTTGCCGTTTTCGAGTAGGCGTGAGGCGAGCATGGTGCAGTAGACGTCACCGGTTGGCGCTAGGCCGTTCTCCTGCAGCCACGACACGTCGAACACCGCGTTGTGGGCGTACCAGCGCCGTGGAACGTCCAGGAAGGCCCTCAGCACGCGCAACTGGGCTTCGTCGCAGTCCCAGAGGTCCACGATCACCACAGGGCATCCAGGGGCCGCTACCTGCACCAGACGCAGCCCCCCAACCACCGGCTTGAGCTGCGTCGTCTCCGTGTCGATCACGGCCCAGCTTGCCCGTGCCAGCCGCTTCAGGTGCTGCACCCCCATAAGCGTTTCGTCGGTAGCGGTGTCCATAGGCCGATGCGCAATAAGCTCATAGTGTAGTACAGCTTGGCACTAAGCGCAAGCGGGCCGTGGCACTAAGCGCAAGCGGGCCGTGGTCCGTACCACCGCTTAGCAGCCCCTCTGTGGCGCCTAGGCCCGTCTAGGCGCTCCAGGAGGGCTTAGCGCGGCTTAGGGCCGCGTAGGGGCTTAGCGGCGCGTCTGCGTGGCGGCTTAGTCCCACATCCGCTCGGCGGCGTCGAGGGATGCCTCGCGGTGCTGGTCACGTTCCAGGGCAACAGCCGCGTCTTGCTGCTCCCCCGCGCGTATACATTGACCCAAGTGTCCCACGGAGGCAGATTCGTTGCGCTGCAACGGATCTGCAGTGGGACAGCCCTTTTCGGGGGTGGAACGTGTCCCACTCTCAGCCTGTGAACGTTCCACCCCATCAACTGGACGCGCCAGCGGTGGGACATCCCCCTCTTGTCCCACTGCCTGTCCCGCTGCAGATCCCGCACCACCACTGGGATTTCCCTCTGTGGGACACTCTTTTATGATGTCTCCGCGTGGGCGCGAGAGAACAGCCCTAAAACTGTTCGTGGCGCTACCTCCACCGCTGGTCCGTTCAGAACCCACCACCTCGACCAGTCCACGCTTGGTCAGCCGCTGGAGCGATTTCCTGATCGCCGCCACAGAGCCACCGCACACCGGATCGGCGTTCAGCTCTGCCCTGGTACGTGACGCGGGGTACGCGGTCCTAAGCCGCTGCAGGACGCGATCCGTGACCCCACTGGGGCTGGTCTCGCTCGGATCGACCTCAGGGGTCCAGTCAGCCAGCGAGTAGTTCAGATCGCGCTCCTGTTTGAGCAGCAGTTGCGTCCCTGACCGCCCACTCCGGCTCTTCTCGATGGTGATGATCCGCGCCGCCTGGCCCGTCATCTCCACCTCGCGCTCCGTGGGCCGCTTCAACGACCACACCTCATCCACCGCATCCCGAATCGCCGACGTCCCCCTAAACCCGCCCTGCTTGTTCGCGTGGTGAATAATTATGATGGTTGTTGCTGGAAAAAATACGCCATTGTTGCGCGTAAGCCAGTACAGCGGCGAAGCAAAGTCGCTTTTGTTCTCATCAAACGCCTTACCCCCACTACACCCAATAAGGCTGTCAATCACAACGAGCTTAGGTTTCACTTCGTTCAGCAGCCTTACGAACTGCGCGTAGCGCTGGAGCGCCCAGTCGGTCCTAATCGTCACGGGGGCATTGCGTGGCATCTCGATCTCCTCCATCTGCTCCTGCAACTGCACAAGTGGCTGGTCGCCATTGAGCAGCAGCACCGGCCCCTGATCGACTGGAACGCTCTTCCCACGAATCACAAACGGCGACCCCGTTGCGATATGCCGCGCAATCGCCCAAGCCGACATCGACTTACCATCACCCCCCGCCCCATAAATAAGCACCACCGCCGGATTAGGTAAGAGGTCCGGGATAATGTAGTTGCGCTTATATTCCTGATCCAGCAATTCACTTAGGCTCATCGTGTCGGCTGCATTCTCAAACTGCAACTGATCAATAAGCAGGCGCTCCAAGCTCTCCTTATCCCTATACCCAGCCTCCACAGCCAGCGCATGTAACTTATAGTTCATCTCCGCCGGATTATCCAGCTGCAACAACTCCTTAGCCCTAAGTATTACTGTAGGGAAGTCCAGCGGGACCGACCGTACCAACTGGATCTGTACCTTCTCGACCTCCTCAAGCGTGCGCCTGCTGGAGTCTTGAAATCGCTGCCGGTCTGGATCAAACCGATCCGCCTCCTTGATCAGCGAACCAAGCCCCACATTGCCAGGCTTCCCAGCCCTCGACAGGATGTGCTTCCACTTCCCCTCACACGGATTCCCCGACGCCCAGTCATCCTCAAATTCAGGATCATTAGCTGACCACGCCGACCACAAAGTTAGCCCTAAGTCGTTGGGCAGACACTCAGCAATCATCGCGCCGACCTGCCACCAATAATCCTCGCTACCACGCCCAAGGTGGGGCAACACCTCAAGGCAATCCTGCACAATCTCCGCAATCTCGTCCTCAGTCCTCCCCGAAAAATCCAGCCCCTTCCTATTACTAACAAGCCCCTTGGCTGCCGCTGGAACGTCCGCCTTTTTCCTCGCCCGCATTTCAGCAAGCAACCACTCCGGCGCATCAGGGATCGACTTGAGATCGCCCGCTAAGAGGCGGTAAATGCCCGCTGGAGCGTCCTTGCTCCCCGGATAGACCCCCGCAATAACGCCCTGCATTCCCCATAGCACTTCGTAGCCCTTGCCTGACTGTCGCCCCGTAATTCCCTTGACCTGATTGCGCTGCTCCTCTGGCACGCGAAACAAAAACTTCGCCGCATTCTGCTTCGTACTAACAATGCACGGAGCCCCATACAAACTCTCACCCCACTTCTTCCTGAGCGTTGCAAGGTTGGCATCAACATCCAGAATTACAATGCCATCGCTGCGTATCCCTGTATAGATACCAACAGCTTGAAACTTCTCAGGCTGCTCCTCCAGTAGATGCGCAACATCAGCCGGACTAAACTTGTGATAATACGCCTGTTCATGCGGCGTCTTACCAGTGCTAATGTCATTGTGCTTACCAAATACAATGCCAGCGGCGTAGATCGGTGCGTAGGCAGGGGTGGTTGGCAGCGCACGAACAAAGTCCAGCAGACCCTGGTCCGCAACCGAATTGACAGGCTTAGACATGGAGTACAATAAACGACGTTGGGATGCTTACCCTCCAGTTCCTGCAATGGATCTGGAGGACTTTTCTCAGTCTAGGGACCCCGTCAGGGAGCCTTGACAAAATGCTACAGTAAGCCTTGCCAAACCGCCACTGCCCTAGTACACTGCCTTAGGCACCGCCACTTCCGGCACCGCCCAACCCACGCCACACCCTCTTATGGCCCTCCTTTCCAAGAACGCCCAATCCGCCGTTGCCGGGTCTCCCGGCGGCTACCTGAACCCCAGCAAGATCCCCGCTGGTACGTCTGTCCGCTTCGCCCTTCTCTCCGACGAACCCGTCGAGTATTACGAGTGCTGGGGCGAAGGCCTTGACGGCAAAGCCAAGCCGTTCCGGTTCGTGGCTGAACCCACCTCCGAAGAGATCGCCACCGAGATGGGCGATTTCACCCGCCGCCTCAACCGCGAAGGCACCGCTCCCGAACCGGTCAAATTCGCCATCGCCCTGCCCATCTTCAACTACGAGCAGCAAGAAGTCCAGGTACTCAACCTGACCCAGAAGTCGATCATCCGCGAACTCGACGGCATCAGCCAAACCGAGGATTACGACGACATCACCGCCACCGACTTCACCCTCGGCAAGGAAGGCAGCGGACTCAACACCGAGTACAAGCTCCTCCCCGTCCCCCGCAAGAAAGGTGCCGATACCGTGATTGCTGCCGCCTGGACCGAAGCCCAAGCTGCTGGCTTCGACCTGCGCCGTCTCCTCACCGGCGGTAACCCCTTCAAGCCCGAGGCTTGACCTAAGCCCCGCGCACAAAAGCGCTAAGCTACATACGGAATGTGCGACTGCCCTCCAACAGACTTGTTGGGGGGTGGTTTTTCCGTGCTTAGCCATCCAGCGCATAAGTATTTGTATTGCTTGTACTGATGTAGAATTGCCTATAACTCCCAAACAACATGACCACTTCTCCCCTTGCAGCCCTAAAAAAGTGGTCCCTCGAACGTGACGACGAAACCGATCCAAACGGTCGCATCTACAGAAACGCAGACGGTCAAATCTTTCACAGCGTAACTCGCATCCTAAAAGAAACGAGCGGCAGTAAGGCCATGCTGGAGGCCTGGATCGAACGCCTCGGCGTGGAACGCGCCACTCAAGAACGCGACGTCGCCGCCGAACGTGGCACCCGCACCCACAACGCCGCCGAATACGTCCTCCGCACCGCCAAGCGCATCGGAGAAACCACCGCTAAGAAGAAAGGCAGTATTTACACCGACAAGCACGACCTCGAATGCGTACCAGCCTCATTGACTAAGTGGGCAATAAAGCAAACGCTTCCCTCCGCACCCCGCGTAGGCCTAAGTGCTAATGGTTATAGAAAAAGTTTGCTTGGTTGGATTGAAAAGCACATTACTTGTATCCACGCCATTGAGTTCTCCATCCACCACGACGCAGGCTTCGCAGGCACCGCCGACTTCCTAGGCAATGTTGACGGAAAAGGTCCTGTAATTGTCGATTGGAAAACTTCTTTCCAACGTCGCAGCGAAATGCTCCTCGTCGATTACTGCGATCAGCTCGGCGCTTACTCCTTAGGCCTACGCCAGCTCTGCGGCCTCCAAGCGATCGGCGCCTACGTGGTCGTCGCCCGTCGCGCTGGTCCGCCCGACATCCGCGAACTCACCGCCCTCGAACTACGTGGCGCGGAGGCCCGCTTCCTGGAGCGAGTCGCCGAATACCACAAAACCCTAGGCTTGTGACACGGAGGACTCGCACATGGCCGGAACTTATATCGAATTTGACGCCGAAAACATAATCGGCAGGCTAAACATAATCGAGAAAACACAACTGCC